CACCTTGGTGATCACTGGGAAAAGACTTCTTACCAATGTCATAGACAGATAGCGAAGGCATGTCCCAGTGATCACCAAGGTGTATGATTACGTCAGGCTTCTTATCAACTGCGTACTGTCCTGCCCACCGTAAGTGCTCGACAGTACCGTTGGGTTTAACCTGCGTATCAGGTATGACCATGTGTTTAATCATCTTCGTTTCCGTATTTAGATTTCTCGTCGACAGGGACGAATCTTACTGCATCAATACGTGCGTTATACCAAGTACGTTCTCCGTTCTCATCTCGTTCTGTGAGTACATCGAGTTTGTGTTGGTAGTTACACTCATAATACATTACGTTACTTCGTGTGTGATACTGAGCTAAGATTTCAAATGTGAAATTATCTTTACCCAGTTTCTTTATGTCTGCTTTGATGTGATCAGAAGAACTCTGATACTTGCGCCAATTAGATTCTTTTGATTTCTTCTTCTTGACGTAGGTGTGATAAAACTTACGGCCTATGTATCTCTTACCTGTTACGTTGTTGGTAATCTGATACACGAAGCCGTAGTATTTATCTGGGTCAGGCTCGACACCTACCCAATGATGTTCTTTGGTGCTTGACATAGAACTCTCAAGTCTCCTTTGTTACCGTCATGAATGATGAAGGTAATGTCATTAACAAAACCAACACGCTCATCATGAAGGAATGCACAGAAGTCTGTAAGTACGTCTTCTAGGAACATGCTTCTTGCTTTGTAGACTGTGGAGTCGTCTCCGTCGTCGTGTTCGTAGAAGAAACTGTACTTGAAGATGTTGCCTTCGTTGGTGGGTTCCATAGTTCGTTCTCCTCGCGTCTAAGGTAGAGGAGTCGCCCATTTTCTACTGCTCGTTCGTAACCAAGGTGTTCAACACAGACGGCGAACATCTCATACTGATCCCTCTCTGCATTAGTTAACAGTTTATGTGCTTTAACAGGGCCGATGCCTTTCACACCGACAATGTTATCTATGCGATCACCAGTTAAGAACTGCATGTAGAAGTTGAGCAACCCCTCCTCAGCAGTGACGTAGTACATCTCGTCCTTGACAAAGTTGTAATGCCATCCTTGAACCTGATCAAAGTCTTTGTCAAGGCTAACGATAATACCATCATCACCTAATTGGGTAGCACGTATAGCGATAGCGTCGTCTGCTTCCTGACCTTCGGCTACACTAGCGTCCCAGTTATTAACTAGGAACTGACGTAGCGTTTCAAGGTGTACAGGTTTCTTAAGCTCGGCACGATTACCCTTATAAGGAACAGTGACGGCTATCTCATTACGGAAGTTACCCTTTCCAGTTAGGAAAAGCTCCCAGTTGATGACATCCAATGTCCCAATAAGGTCAGTGACAAACTTATCCATCGTCTTAGTAGCAACGCTTGCGTCTTCCTTGTCGCAAGCGAAGCCAATACGATAGCACAGCATGTCAGCGTCTATGAGTGCTACCCTATCCATTATAGAACCTCTTCGATCTCTTCGTCAGCAGAGACACCATCGCTGATGTACTCTACCATGTCGGTCACGATGAGTTTCTTAATAGACATTGACACTCCCTTCTTACCCGCTGGGTTCTTCCAAGAGTATCCGTCGAACACGATTGTAGCTTTAGAACCGTTACCAATTGTAACACCCTTAAGCTCGTTGCCTGATGTGTCGTATGGTTTGATCTCAAAGTTTTTAGACTTAGCTGTCAAGAAGTTGTTGCGATCATCACCTTTGTTACGCACATTGATGCCCATGTCTTCAAGCTTCTCTACCTGAGCGTCAGATAGATTAGAGATGTCGACTTGGAATGCACCAGATAGACCGTTGCGCTCGTAAAGGAACGGCCAGTAAAGTGTAACGTCTGTGAATTTAACTAGGGACATAATGTTTCTCCTTTGATTAGGTACGACTAGATAATAATACTCGTTCAGTTGCATGTCAAGTATTATTTTAGTGGGTCTCGTACCAGTTGTTACCCACCTTAGCTTCAGCATCCACTGGGATACGGAAGTTTAAAGCATCTCCTGCTAGTGCAGCAGCTTTGACCATTAGTTCGGCAGCCTTATCAGCTTGATCCTCTCGAACCTCTAGCTGAATCTCATCGTGTACAAATGCTACCTGTTTGTAATCGATGTTTGCTTTGCGTAGTAGCTTGTGTGCCTCGATGCACCACTGCTTTGCAATTATACTACCGCACGACTGGAGCAAGCTATTCAGTGCAGCATGCTCACTGCGTATGATGACACGTCTACCATCCAGTGCGGGAACAAAGCCTTGACCTGCTAAGCGTTGCACCTTACGTAACAGCTTCTCAAGTGCGGGCATGTTACCCATGAACTTATCTATAAGTGCCTTACCCTTTTGAGCAGAGCCTCCAACGATGCTTCCGATCTTCGCTGGTCCTGCACCATAGAGCAACGCATAGATAAAAGTCTTTGCTTGATCTCGGGTGTCAAGACCCGCAGCTTTCTGGTTGGCTGTGTGTATGTCGCCCTCCAATAGTTCATGTGTGTATGCCTCGTCTTGCATGTAGTGAGCAAGACAACGTAGCTCGATGCCTGATAGGTCAGTACCGACTAGCTTGTAGCCATCAGGTACAGTCCAACACATGCGAGACTCTTTGCCATACTCTGATTTGACAGATGTTATCTGCCCCATGTTGGGTGAGTAGTGAGCCATGCGACCAGTGATTGTACCAATAGGATTGACACGACCATGTACACGACCATCCTCTTTGCAGTTGTCGATCCAACTATCAAGCATACCGACACGCTTCTGTAGCATCAGGTACTCAGCAATGAGCTGTGCTTCAGGACGATTGATAGCCTTGAGTGTTGGTTCGTCTACGATGATTGAACCCTTCTCAGTTTTCTTGGTGAACTCTACACCGAGTGACTGTAGGCGGGATGCAATCTGCTTGCGTGATCCTACGTTGAACTCTTCCACCTTATCCTTAAGGCGCTTACCAGTCTTCTCAGACCAACGCTCATGTACCAGAGGAGGGAATACTTCCTGTAGTTCCATCGTGATAGTAAGCATACGGTCACGCATCATGGTTAGTAGGTCAGTGCATAGGCGTTGATCAAGCATGAAACCATTGCGTTCTTGCAGAGCCATGTGCATTGCAACACGGTACTCTAGGTCAAGAGATTGCGATGGGTCTTTCCATGCGTTGATTGTTACGTCAAGGTGTTTGTGTAACATCTCTAGTACGTCAACGTCACGCTTACAGTAGGTGATCATCTCGTCAGTCAAACCACCGTCGAAGTCTTCCGTATCGAAATCCATCTTATCAAAGCCAAGACGTTTGCCCCATGCCTTGAGTGAGTGACCGCCTTCAATAACAGGATTGAGTAGGCGTGACATGACAAGTGTATCTACTGCATTCTTTACTGGGATAGTGACACCCCATACCTTCCGTAGTACAGGAGCATCGAAGCCTATCAAGTTGTGTGCACATACGTCACTACCCTTGATGTATTCTTGTAACCCTTCAGGTCCAGTCCACACAGTAGTGTGTCCGTCCTTCTTAGTTACAACACACCAGATAGTATCGTGTGCTAGGTTAGTCTCGATGTCCAAGTAAATCATCGAGCTATCCACACCTTAGCAGAACGTCCACTCTCATTCTGTCTACGGTTGCCTGTGTCTTCAAGGAAGCCTAGTTGTTCTAGCTTAAGCCTACGTCCACATACAGTTTGTAGTTTGATTCCAGTCTTATTGGAAATCTCTTCAAGAGTTAAGCCGTTATCTCCGGCTGACTTTACTGTGTCATAGATACGTTGTTCCATAGCACTGCAAACATCCTGAATAGAATCGTATGCTTCAAGTGAAGTTAATTGCATCTGTCTCATTTTATAATTCCTCTTCGTCATTACGTTCGAACATCCTACCTGTAACGTGATTGAATAACAACCTACCTGCCGGACCAGTGATCCCACAGAAGCGGTTCTTAAGTACACGTACATACGTAGTGTTACGTTCTTCAGGGTCTTCGGCTTGACCGTTACGTTCTAAACCTAAGACCATATCTGATAGTTGTGCAATAGCACCACTACCTCTAAGCTGAGCAAGGCTAGTAGAAGCACCCTCTTCATGTCCTTTTCCCTCCGGTCTTTTCAAATGTGACACGACGATCAATGCTACGCCAGTCTCCTGAACTAGCATACGTAGTCGAGTCATGATTTCATCTATTGCCTTTCGTTCATCTCCACTAGCTTGAGCAGATACCACAATGCTAATGTGGTCGAGAAAGATGTAGCCACAGCCAAGACCTTTAGCGAGGTATCTAACCCTGTTGATGATGTTATCAATAGAAGTAGAGCCAAAGTGGTCGAACAGGTAGAGCCTACCAGTACCAAGAGTAGCGTTAAATGCGTCATCCTTTTCCTCCTGCGTTGCCTCACAATCAGGGAGGTGCAACGGTTTGTTTGCTGCCAGTGACATGATTGATAGGCCAGTCTTCTTCGTGCCTTCCTCTAGGAATAGAGAACCTATACCTTCGGTAGTCTTGTTGAAGATGTGCCAGATCATTTCACGTAGCACTTGTGATTTACCTAGACCAGAACCTGCAGTGATAGTAACCAACTCACCCTTGCGAATACCGTATGTCAGTTTGTTTAACTGCTTCCACGGGTAGTCACAATCACATGGGGTAATCGGAGCCATCACCTCATCGTACAAGGTAGCACCGTTAACGATACCATCAGGTACAAACTGATCAGCGTTCCACCATAGGTCGCCGAACTCTTTGTTCAAACCTTGGCGTTGATAATCGCACGCGTCCTTCTGTCCAGTGGCGTGCTTGAATACCTTAGCCTTAGCACCAAACAGTTCAGCTACTTGGTTGCTTGCCTTGATCCCCGCTTCGTCATTGTCGAAACAGATAACGATGTTCTCGAAGGTAGATAGCCACTCGTACTGCGCCTTACAATCCTTCAGTGCACCGCTTGCACCGTTGCGGATAGACACAACAGGCCACTTGCTACCGAGCAGTTGATAACCTGCCAGTGCATCAAGCTCACCCTCTACGATGGTTACGTATTTACCTCCTGCTGAGAACAAAGACTGACCGTACAAACCTGCCGTCTTCCAGTCACCTTGAATGATGAAATCCTTAGTAGGTTTGCGAGTCTTCGTAGCGCAGAGCACACCGTCCTTAGATGTGTATCCAAAGATAACGTCCTCTCCGTCTAGGAAACACTTGTATTTTTCGCACGTCTCACGCGAAATACGACGGTCGGTCAATGTCCTGTATTGCTTGTGCGTTAGCATGTCAATGACGTTGCTATTGAGCGGAGTCGTTGTCACGATTCTCTCCTTTGGTGTGTAGTCACCGTCAATTTGTTTACGTTCATGGCAGACAAAGCATGTGCTCCATCCGTCGGTGTTGATTGATAGTCCGTCACTACTACCACAGTCTTCACATGGTAGGTGAGTCTCTGTCCACTCAGCCATAAACGCACGTCGAAATAATCATTGAGATTACAATCCATTCTAAAGGTGTCATGGTTTTAATACCTCATCTGCGTTGTCCATTTTTAACAAGACGTGTTCATACTTCTCAGCTATACGTAGTAACTGAGACATGACGTGTTGTTCTTGAGGGTTGTTCATGTAGCGGACGATCTCACGCAGTGCCACGACTACGCCAGACTCATCAATGAATTGAGCACAATCAAATACTTCGAAGTAATGCTGTGCTTCTGTGAAGTTTTCTTGAGTATCTATAGAGTCCATCTTCGTATCCTTTTAATAAAAAGATTAATACTTAAGATGCTGTGTGCTGTCCTGTGTCTCTATAGTAAGACTGAGGGTAGCACGTTTGCATCTATGCGTCAACATTTAGGTATTCCAAATCGTCATCACTAGCTAGATCAAGTCTGTCATGCGTGACGATGCCTGATACTGACAGACACTCGTTGCACATGTCAACAAACTTGTTAGTCCTGATGTCCTTACGGGTTGATTCAAAGTCTGTTAGTTCTTCGTTACATACTACGCAGTGCATAATTTCCACTCCTTACTTAACCACTTGAGAGAGTAACCGTCACCCGTCATGCTGTCCGGTATGTGTGACATGACCTCACGGGTACGGGCTCTTCGCTTCTTGTGTCCACCTGTAACAGTGCCACGGTGCTTCATGTTAACACCTGCCTTGACCCCACGTCTAGTGACTGCACTAGCAGAGAGGCCGAAGCGTTTGCCGATCTCTTCAGATGTAAGGTCGGTGGTTTGTAATAGGTGCACGATCTCTTGATCCTGAAACATGCTAGTCTTTTTAGATGTCATCCTAGATAACCCTCCAAATAGGCTGCCATAAATAGACAGCCGAGAATAATTGTTAGTGCATAAGGTACGCGATCAAACATCACAGCTCCTCCACTACAGGTACATCCCGCCATTCTTCAGACACAATCCTACCTCCGTAATAGCTAGCCTCGTTGTGCTTCCACTTCTGCTGAAGTATACGAACCATTGGTATTGGCCTGCCTACAACAGAAGCCTCTCTGTTTCGCTCAACAA